AAACTCTACAGCTAATCCACGAATCTCTTCTGCAATAGACTTGATGTATGTGTATGAGTTAATAGAACCACCCATACCTTTCATCCTAGCCGACGCACAAATGTTCAGATAATCTATAAAGATAATATCTGGAACCATCTTCCGCTTTAACTTGATCTCAGACAATAATGCTCTGAAGTGACCAGTATGTGCTGTTGCAGTTGGATACTCCTTAATAATGATCTTGCCTTGAGTCTTAGTAGATATCTTATTTACCTTATTGATAAAGTTATCATGTTCTAATGTATCTAACTTTGCAATATCAACATTCAATAAGTTAGCATCAATACGTTCTGCTATTTTCTCTTCTGCCATCTCACAAGTAATGTATAATACATTCTTACCCATCGACATAGCTGCTGCTGCCTGATGACACATGAACAACGACTTACCAACACCAGTTCCTGCTAATATAACAGATAAAGACTTACGAGGTAATCCACCTTTTGTGATCTGATTAAAATACGTTAGATCATATGGAATTCTTTCTTCTGTAGCATTATAGAACTCAAATCGACCTTCTGCATCATCGATATAATCGTGACCAACAGATGAATCGAATGTTACTGCTAATGCCTTTGTCAATAGATCTGGCATTGCATCCTTACTTAATTCTTTATGAGTACCATTAATGATCTCAATTGAATCCATTACTGCAAGATGTAACGCTCTATCCTGACACCAACCTTCTGTACGATCTACTAACCAATCCTTCTCTACTGCATCAACGTCTGCTTTTAATAGAGTCTTTGCTTCTTCATAATTACTAGAAGTATCAAGCTCAATCAATAAAGTTTCTGCTGTAGGTAGCTTATTGTATTTATTAACAAATTTAACTATATCATCGAACACATTACGAGATACACCCTCGAAGTATTCCCTCTTAATAAAAGGGATTACCATTCGAGTGAATTCTTCATTAATGCACAGGTTTCTAATTATCAGCTGTTCCAGATTCAACTTTATCTCCCATTCTGTATTCACCACTTTCTAATGATGTGTATAATATATCTTCTAATGCTTCACCAAGGACGTTATGTAGATCATTTCCACTAACATCAACATCCCATGGATTATCTATAACATCGTAGTGGAATGATAACTGTGCTGTACCATCCCCAAGTTCCTTAGCAGAAACACTACCATACATTGCTGATACTCCAAAGAACTTATTCTCTGAGTCTGTTATACTAACACCCCATCGATCTTCATCTTCCATCGCGATCATTTCATAGAATTTACTGGTCAAAGTCGATCTCCCCTTCTAGCATTGGCTTACATGCAATTGTGTAGTAGTTTTTAATGAACTCTTTAAAGTTTGTTTCTTTAAAGATCGGATCCCAGAAAGAGCTCTTCAGAGTTTCTTTCTCACGACACTTATCGCCATACATCTCTCCTGATGTAGTATCAACTCGCTGATACCAACCATTAGATGGTTTGGCTACATATGATCCTGCTAATGCTAATGGCAACAATCCACTATACTTCTCAATACCACCATCCCACGTTACACTGATTGGAATCTTTGACTTCTCTTTAACGAATCGAGACTTCTCTACGTTAATGATAAAGTTATATCCAGCAATCTCTGTACCAACTTTCTCTTGTTGACGACCAATGATCCAGATGTTATCTGCAGAGTAATATATACCAGTACCACCAGATACGATGTTCTTTGGATATAAACCGATCTCCTGATACGTATGGTTGATAGCTAACATTGGAATGTCTTTCATAGTTAGATATGGAGTTACCATACGGAATAGACCTTTCAGAGCTTTTGCTCGTGACATATCAGCTACAGACTTTTCTGACTTAGCATCTTCAAGTTCTTTCTTAGATGCAAGGTTACCGATAGAATCGACTACGATCATTACCTTATCTTTACGATCCATTCCTTCTAGCTGAGCTACGATATCAAACTTCAACTCTTCTACGTTTGCAATTGGAGTATGCAGAACACGAGATGTGTCGATACCAAATGATTCGAAGTATGATGCTGGAGAACCAAACTCAGAGTCATATAACAATATGATACCATCCTTATGAGCTTCCAAGAATGCTGCAGCCATCAGTAATGCAAATGATGTCTTGAAGTGCTTAGATGGTCCAGCCAGTACTGTTAATCCTGAAGTAACACCACCATCAACATTCCCTGATAATGCAGCATTAATCATAGGAACTGGTGTAGGTGTCACATCAAGATTCTTAAAGATCTTAGAGTCAACTAATGAATCAGTTGCCTTGATCTTTGAATTACTTTTTAGTTTATCCATTATGGACATAATGTTCTCTCTCAATTATTAATTTCTTAGGTATATTATACTATAGTTTGAACTAAAAGTAAACGATATTCTGATCTTTTTCTCTTTTAATCGAATCGTATTGCGAACGCACTTTGTTGTTATACTCAATGGCTGCGTCTAGGATAGGTAGATCATATTCCCAGGCTAGTGCCTTTATGTCTTTAGGGAAGCATGATCCCCCAAAACCAAGTAGTCCATCTGGTCCTGGCACCTGCATATGAGATGGTCCAAGCCTAGGCTCTGCTGCAAGTATATTCTGGAACACATCCCAATCCCCTTCAAACTTCTCTCTGATACTATTGAAGAATGCTACCTTAGTTGCTAGGAATGTATTGATTGTGTATTTGACCCATGATGCAGTAGTCACATCTGTAATGTATACACGACATGGCTTACATACAGATAGATCATCATATAGCTCTGATACTCTCTCACACGCAGCATAATTACCACCGAACACTCTGAACTTAGGATTCAAGAAATCATTCAATGCATTATTCTCACGAAGGAACTCTGGATTGTATATAACATTCTCGAACATATGATACATACATTCGATCTGCTCAGGCACAATAGTAGACTTGATTACTTTAACGAGGTACTTATTACGCTCATGTAATTCAGCTAAAACATTATCTATGTTACTAGAGTCCATACACCCATCTACGCTCATTGGTGTAGGTACGCATATAAAGACTAACATTGGTTGAAATGCAACTAACTCATCATAGTTACTACCAGAGTGAGTCATAGGATCAAGAATGTATTGCTCAGTCTTAGAGAATGCAGCAGACACAGTCGAGCCAACAAACCCATTACCAATGATTGCTATTCTAGGTATCATAACGAGTACCTGCTTTCTTATACCATTTAACGAACGATTTAATACCGACCTCAATACCTGTATGAGATTCCCATCCTAATGATGTAAGGATAGAAGTATCTGCTAATGTCATCTTACTTTCATATTTGTTTGCTTTTTCATATTCAATGTTGGCTTTAATACCGGTAGCATTCTCTATGATATTAACCATTCTCTCATTAGTAATGCAACGTCCTGTACCTACGTTAATGATACTTTCTTTAGGTCGCTGATCGAGTACTAATATTAGAGCATTAATCAAGTCATCGATATGAGTGAAGTCTCTGATGTACTTACCATTACCACGTAGAGTAACAGTCTCTTCATTCATAATCTGCTGAGTGAACTTCCATAAAGCCATATCAGGACGACCCCATTCACCATATACAGTAAAGAACCTCATACCCCAACTCTTAATAGGAGCTTGATCAAATTGGGTCTCATTAACATACTTAGACATAGCGTACGGATTAGGTGGTGGATTGAGTACCATATTTTCTTTGTATGGCTTAGCTGTTGAACATTTGTTTGCTGAATATACAGATGAAGAAGATGCATATATTACAGGGATGTTGTGCTTTGTAGCACCATCGATAATATTCTGTGTGCCTATAATATTATTAGTATAATAATCAGCAGGAAACGCCAACGATTTCATAACATCTGCTGATGCAGCAAGGTGGAATATAAAATCAAATACACCAAAGTCTAACTGATCTGATTCAGTAACAATATCAACTTCCCGTTGGAATACTCCTGCTTCTTCTAACAAATCAAATCGCCTGGATCTAATTGCAGAACCATTAATGTCACGATCGACACCTACTACTGTATGTCCTCTGTATGCAAGTTCAGAACTAACATGATATCCAATGAAGCCAGCTGCTCCAGTTACTAATATTTTCATATAACACCTATATTTTTGTATGCGTATTCAATAGCTCTATCAGCTTCAATCTCGAAAGGTCTTTCCCCATACCAATCCCCATTGGCTCTATCTATCTCTCTACACAATGTAGCGATCTCTGCAGACGTTATAGGATACTTATGATACAAAGCAGACGATGCTGTCGATACCATAATCTTATACATCATATGATACCATCCGCCTTCAGATATAACAGCGTACTGCATCACCATCTTCTTATTAACAAATGGACAGTCTTTAAAGCTACTCCACTTGAATGTCTTATTATTCATCTCATCTTTCTTACGTGCAATCAATGTCTTCTGAATAGATTCTGGAAGACGATCAAAGAATGTCTCTCCTCGATCTACCCATGGATATTGTTCCATAAGTTCTTCTGGCTCTATGTACTTACCTTTATTCTCTATAAAGAAGTTATATGCATCAGGATACACAGCAGGAACGTAATACATCCGGCTCATGTCTTTAGTTTGTGGATCTCCATCTTCACCAAAGTTCTTATTAATTGCATACCAGAAACCTTTAATCTTCTTCTTTGATACAATATCTGTCAGAGGAAACACTACACGAAACTTAGGATGTTCTTCTGTAGAAGATGCTGTAGAGTAACAAACATACTCATAATCTTTATACTTTGCTAATGCTTCTTCGAAAGTACCTTCATATTGATCGACGTCTAATGCAGCCCACATACCCCAATATTCTACGTTGACATTAGAACGAGTAGTGCCATCAGAATACACAGCAGGCGATATAAGAGACGAACCAGGTTTAAATTCACCCTGTTTGGGTTTATAGCCAGGCTGCTTAGAGAGGTGTTTTAACACCGTAACAAACGACAGCCAGTTAGGAACCGCCAATTTGTTATTAGTCTTATTATCTCTCGTGTATTTAAATATTGTTAATTCTATCATATATTACTCAAAGAATGATTCTAAAGAAGCACTTGGTTCTGCTTCCCATCCGATTACATTCAAGATTGCACTAATAGGTTTTAGAAATGTCTTCTCGAATTGCATATTATAGTCTATATACTTGTCAAGGTCAAGCTCTTTTGGTAGAAAGTTTGGAAAAGATACAACGTTTTCTTTAATAGGATTTGGCATCTTCATATAAGCAAACTTAATACGATCCCCAGACTTAATAGATTCATGCTTCTTATTCAATCCTCGTTCCTTCAACAAGTTATTAAATATCAAAGCTCCACGAACATGAATCGGAGTACCTTTATTATATACTGTTACTTTATTAACATACTTAGCTACGTTATTACATCCCCTTGGAAATGATACATCCTCAGCAGGCATACTATTAAACTTAACCCTAAAGTCAGATATAAACTTCTGAAGTTCTTCTTCAGTTGAACTCATTAGAAGTGGAAACGATTCCTTCAATGCATCACGAACTTTCATTGGAGTAGATGATTTAACAGCTTCTATACCCATAATCTTTAACTTAGGTTCAGCTAATCGTACTCCCTCATCATCCAACACATTAAGAATATAACGTTTCTTAGCTATCCAGATACCACGATCAGCTATTACCTCACGATCCATCTCAAGACGATGAGTGAATCCATTAGTAATCTTATACATCTCACCATGAGCTTTTGTGATCTTATCCTTAAACTTAGATCCACATACATCATCAAGAAAGTCAATTGGATTCTTTGGTTTGAACTTAGCTATAACTTCTGTCATAGAAACATACACAGAGTCAGTATCGATAGCTACAACATAATCCTTTGGCTCTTTATTTTCCATTACCATGTTCATGAATTCATTAGCTGCTCGTTCTGCCCACTTGATAGTAAGCTGACCCATCATAGTAATACCTTCAGCTACACGAATATCGAAATACCTGAAGTGAATGTTACCCATAGCTCCATACAATGAGTTCAATAAGATCTTCTGAGCCATTTGCTTAGACTTATTAACACTGATGATCTTCTCAAGTCTGTCAATCTCTTTACTATCTGTAACACCCTGAATGTCTTTCTGACCTTGAATCATTACTTGCTTTGCATCTCTACGTTCAGCATAGATGTCTGTGATGATCTGTGGAATCAATCCAACCTTATTATTTTCAAAGTATGTTCCATTAGCTACACATGGAAGATCATAATCAGCTTTAACTCTCTGATTCAATAAGTTATCAACAGAGAATGATGGCTCAGATATATCAGATCTAATAGTCTCAGGTGACATATTATACTGAACGATTATGTTTGGATATAGAGAGTTAACGTCAAATGAAGCTAACCAATTATGCATTCCAACTTGTGGATCCTTTACATAACCACCAGGATATGGAACCTTAATGTTATGCTTCTTAGGTGGAACTACCTGCTTCAAAGCTAATAGACGTCTATAGATGATAGAGTCCCAGATACCAACAGTACCAAATGTCTCTATGAAGTTAACACCAGCTTGATATGCTACCATCAATACAATTGACATTAGACCCAACTTATCATCCATTCTTGGAATCAAGTAAGTATCCTTGATGTTGTATTCAATAAACTTCTGATGATTTTCATTAGCTAAATTAACTAAGTTACCATAGTCTGTGATATCTAACTTACGTTCACCTAATACAACATTAGCAATATGATCTAACTTATACGATTCTTGCTTACCAAATTGTAATGCAAACTTCTTGAATACATCCATGTAGTCTACAATAGCTACACCAAAGATGTCATAATAGTTATTCTCTTGACCCATGATATTAACCATACGAGGTGTAACCTTACCCCAAGGAGATAGACGATTAGACTGACTACTACCTAACAAATTGTTAATACGATTAATAAGATAAGGCATATCAAATAGTTTATTATTCCAACCAGTAATAATGTCTGGCATATTGATAGGTGATTCCCAATGTAACAGAAAGCTCCTTAACAATTGTTCTTCATTCTCACACTTGAAATAACATACTTCATAGTCAGATAATGATGTATCGAAATCATCTAATCCCCATGTATAGAATGTATCATTGATAGAATGCTTTAATGTAATAGCGTTAACAGGAAATGCAGCTTGATCAGCATGTGGGAATCCCTCAGTAGCATGTACCTCGATATCGATTGAAGTTATGTTAACTTTATTGATATCAAACTCAATGTCTTTTGGAAATTCAGTTGAGATGAATTGTGACACATAGTTAGTCATACCATACACTTCAAAGCCAGATACATTACTATGTGTATCAGAGAACTCTTTAGCTTCTGCCATTGATTCAAACTTATGTGGAGATAACTTTATTGGATTTGGAGATGGTTCATATAATTCATAATCACCTTCTGGATCTGGAAGAAATAACTTTGGTTGGAACTTCACTTTCTTATGAATACGTTGAGCACCATCATAACCACGATATAGAATTGAATTACCGAATCTGTTGACACTTGTGTAGAATTTCAAAGTTACATCCCATTAATATATTATATACACTATTATATAGCATTTTGACCAAAAGGTCAACAGTCAGGCATAAAAAAGTCTGCCGAAGCAGACTCTTATTGTTCGTGCTTAAATTGCTCTATTACGTTGCAATTGATAAGCGATATAATGGTGAGATGTACCCATTGGGTATTCATGTTCCATCATTTTTGCAGCCTTTAGGAAACTTTCCTGGTTCTGCTCAAAGGTCTTTCTACGTGCCCGCTTCCTACTGTGTAGTGCAGATACGACTCTGACCTTACGTAATAACCTTCTCATTACTTATGCTACCTTGATTTAATTAGACCCGATATTATATTTCGGACATAGTTCCCACTCAGATTTTTCCTTATAGGAAATTATCTTAATCTGCTTTAGAGGGGCTGTGTCCAATGATTGACTCGTATCGACAATGTCTAATAGTCCCCAATCAGCTAGAAGAGTCGTAATCGTATTGCGTCTCTCCAGATCGTTCTTATTGAGGTTAGATCCTTTACCATCTAATAAGAATAATTCTTTGAAGTGTACTATGAAGTACCTTCCTTGTTTATGTAAGATATGACATGATTGAAATAGCTTCTTATCCATTGAGGATGCTACTCCGATTCTAGTCAGGGTCTCTTTTACTTTGAGAAAATCGTCTGGCTCGTTAAGGGTTATCTCCAGCATGTGAGCGGGAGTCCATTCTATACTTTCACTATTGTTTTCCACCAATATTCATCCTATTTTTCAATGACTGAATTTGATCTTTACTCAATAAAGACAAAACTTCTTCAGCACGTTTCTTATTATAATTAAAAGCACTCTTAACAATATCTACATCATTATCATCAATAACTTTATGCCATTTAGAAAAGCGATTCCTCTTCTTGATGGTATTTATATAAAAATCAAATTGAAGTCTATTGTCCATATTATGATTGATATTCATCTCATTTGCAAATAGAACAGTATCTAGGTGGTAGGATAATGCTCTATTAACAATATAAGGTGTGTATGCTTTCTCAGCAATATCATCAACCATAATGTCTTTCTTACTATAACTTGCAGCCTTAACATAATCAAATGGATTCATCATATACCTTTTTAAGTCTATTGCCCTCAAATACACAATAGAATGTTAACTTGTTCTTAGTCGAGTTATTTATAACTTTATGATGCTGATTTGGAGATACAGTGAAAACATCTCCAGGTTTTGCTAAATAGTCAGTATCCTCTATACGCATAATGCCTTTACCAGTATGGAAGATATAAACCTCTTCTGCTGGATGAGCATGACCACGTGTAGTCTGAGCTTGATTTAATTTAGTGAATGATACAGTCATAGAGTCGAGATCAGTGTTATCATCTACACTGTACAACTCATTCCTATATACGTTATTCCAACCTTTCATTAACCTTTACCTGCTCACGTAGATTTGTAGTAGAGAATCTATGACGTCTTGAATTGAAGTATAACTCTATGCCGATATCTGTACAAATGTCCTTACCTGTAAACTCAATGTATTTATACTCTTCACCTAGAATTCGTACATCTATTTTAAATGTTTCTAGTATATCTTTTAATTGTTCTTCACCCTCATAAGGAATGATCTCATCAATATAAGATACTGCAGACAATTGAATATAACGTTCAACTACAGATTGTACAGGACTATGCTTCTCAAGACGATCAATCGAAGGATCAATCTGTAATCCCACAATGAGATAATCACATTGTTCCTTCGCTTCCCGTAGCATCATAACATGCCCAGCATGGAGCATGTCAAATGCACTAGCAGTAAATCCTACTCGCATAAGAACTGCTTACGAACACCACCCTTCCATTCCTCTAATACTTCTTCAAAGAATGCAAGGTTCTCGCCAGCACCAAATGTTTCATTACGATTGAATGTACCATCTGCATTTAAAAACTCAATGTAGTATGCACCATTCTGAGCTAGCTTGATAGAAGCTACCTCTCGTATGCTATTATGGCTTACTCTTAATATTAAATCGTCATTCATATAACTCTCCTAGGAAGTTGCTATCACTAATGCTTGGATACGCATAATATCTAATGCAATATCTACACGAGGATCGTGAACAGCAAGTGACTTCTCGTCAATACCTTCTGGTATAAACGTATTAAATAATCCACTACCCCAACTCAGACCATCAATAGTTGATCGAGTGTCTCGTACATTGTACCATGGATATGGCTCTTCGATTTTAAGAGTAGCACACAATGATGTAATGATTACAGGGTCAAACGTATTACCTCTTGTATATACATTAGATTCATGTGTAAAGTTATTATACAGCATTTTGATGATGTCGGCAACAGGTTTATCGTTTGCAGAAGGAATCAATTGAGCCTTCTGTACAGCCTTATCCTGCTGCTTCCACCACGTGAGTGTATCCTTTTCAATGATACGTCCTAGCTGAGTACACTGTTCATTAACTTTAACTTTAACATAATCTGATCCACTTACAATCTCATCAATCGTATAAGGATTGCTTGATAAGAATCGTTCTGTATCAAATGCGTATGCCGCTGCAGATAATACAGGACAGGTTGCTGCTGTCGTACCTAATGTTTCGAGATCAAAGATCATCGCATTGTTCATTTCCATTCTCCACTAGCCATGATCTCTGTAAGACATGCTGCTGTATTAAGTTCATGATCCGCTACAAATGCATTCTTATACTGATAGTCAGCAAGAATAAGAATGATCTGTGGAACACTATTTGCTGTTAAATGATCTGATAAAGTATCATACATTCGTCTGAATAAGACATGAGGTTCTGTATCAGAGTTCTCACCAACCCACTTACGCATCTTAGTAAAGTCTTTTGCCTTTAACGCTTTAAGTAAATTGTTATAAGAATCGTTACCCAAGTCCACAAGGACACCCACATCAATATTTCCAGAACTGGAGTAACGTTGACATTCATTAATAACTCTACGCCAATCAGGTGCATGAGTAATAATAAGATTAGCAATCGCTTTATTGTCATACGTAATACCTTCTGAATCAAGAATGAACTGAAGTCTTTTCATGAACTTAGGTGCAAGTGCTGCTAATGCTTTCTTTGAAGTATTAAACTCATATACAGAACAACGAGAATGTAATGGTTCAATAATACGATTCTTGAAGTTACAAGTTAGAATGAAACGACAGTTATTAGAGAACTCTTCAATGAATCCACGTAATGCTGGTTGAGTACTCTGAGCATTCAGATAGTCTGCTTCGTCAAGAATAACAACCTTTAAACCACCCTGAAGTGATACTGTAGATGCAAACTGTTTAATTGTACCTCGAAGAGTATCGATGTTTGGAGATTCAGAAGCGTTGATGATGATATAGTCTAAATCAAGACTATTACAAATAGCACGAGCAATAGTAGTCTTACCCACTCCAGCTGTACCAGTTAGAAGCATGTTAGGAACGTTACCGCTCTTAACAACTTCTGCAAATGTAGTCAACAACTCATCAGATAGAATACAATCTTCTACCTTGTTTGGTCGATATTTCTCAACCCATAATAAATCAGTACTCATTCACTACTCCATAATATATTGTATAGCGTATTATACCTTAATACGCTCATAAGGTCAACTGCTATGATGTAGCAGTTTCTGCAAATACAGCATCATATAGGGTTTCAACATCATCTGCTACTTCTGTAGTCTCTGCAATGTTCTGCTTATGGTATGCTGATGCTACCTTACGTAGATACTTCTTTGGTAGTTCAAAGTCTTCTGAAAGTTTATCAATAGCTTCTTTGATGTAAGAACGCTCGCCTTCAATACGTGCATAAGTGTTTGAAATCTCTTTCATTGCACTACGGATCTTTAGACGGTCTGCTGGTGAAGATGGGATGATCAAGTTATTCATAATATGTATTCTCTATGTGTTAAAGTTAGATGTTTTTTCTAATGCTACCCAATAAACTAAGGGTTCTGTTTTATGTGTGAACTTCGAAATAAGTTTAGATGAGATGTCTACTTGATAATCTCCTCCTGCAAATTTGAAGTTATTAATATTGAATGCTAATTTAAAATCACTAGTGTTCTCTTCATCAACATCAATTTCAATCTTATATGAGTTAGAAGTAGGATTACCAATATCTGTTACAGTTAATTCTAACTGATTAGACCCAGTAGTTCCTTCAATTATAACATCAGTCGTACCTAATACTCCAGCTGCTTTCCTCATAGCATTAAGGTTATCTGCACTCATCTCGAACTGTACTTCAGCAGAAGGCATTACAATCTTCTTTTGAGGTGAAGTTAGATTAGATGGTTCAGAGAAAAAGTACTTAATAGAATGACCATCTTCTGAGATACTAACAAACTTAGCATCTGCATGGAATGATAACTCTGGTTCTTCAAACATACCCAATACGTTTAGAAACTCATTCAGATCATAGATACCGAACTCATATTCAAACTGCTCTGGAATTACAGCTGAGCCTAGAATGTTCTTTGCATTCGACATAGTCTTCAACTCCCCATCAGGACTGAACACCATGTTTGA